CATTTCGAAGAACAATTTTACTTTGTCCATCGCAGTTGGGTCGTCCGATATCACTGCCCAAGCTAGAACAGCTATTGGAGTTGACAAGATTATAAGGACGGCCTCGTCTTTCCAGTCGGATTGCCTAGCTTCTAATAATTTACCTTGGTAAGCTTCATCACCACGAGCCATTTTTTCTGCATGCATTAACTGTGCATCAGACATTGCCATCTTCGTCTTCTGACGGTTAGCATAAATTTTACTACCAGCAGAAACGGCTAATTTAATTGCCGAAAACCACATAAATTAACACCAAGTAGCTTTTTTGCTTTTAGAAGCTAACATTCTTTTTGTGCCTCTAACTTCAACTGTTTGAGCTTCGTCAGCTTTTGGAGTTTGGATTACTTTTCCACCTTCTGGTGCTCCAATTTCCATTTGAGACTTAGCTTCTTTTTTAGTTTTTTTCATAATATCTCCGTTTTTAATTGTCTTAACCTTTTTTTAAGGGTTTTTCTATATTTTTTTATTCCTTTGACTCATTTCTTGTTTTGCAATCGATGTTGCTGCTCTTAATTCAGCTAAATCTTCTGTTTGTTCTAGTTTTTCTTCAAAGTTCATCTGATTCATCATTGCTTTCATCTTATCAAGACTAATTCTGTCTTCATCTTGCTCTCTTCTACGCTGGTTTTCTTGTGCTCTTATGTCTAANTCTCTAGATTTTAGTTTAGCAATAGGATCATTACCAAAATTACCATTAATTTTTTGTTCTTCCTTCATAAATTCATCTGTCATNTCTGCAATNANCACAGNTTTTCTAGATTCAATCTTCATATTCAATGCCATAACCATTTGTTGCATTTGTGGGTTCTGCATTGCTTGAGGATTTTGTTGAATAGCTTGTAATTGTTGAATTTCTTTTTGGAATTCTAACTCAACTTGTTCTAAAGCCATCAAAGAAATATGTTCAAAGATATTTTTCTGTAATGAAGCACCAACAACAGGATTATTTTTTGCAATATTTGTTGCCATAAAATTTAAGTGAGCTGTAATGTGTGCTCTATGATCTTGACCTTTAAATGCTTGGTAAGGAATCCCAGATAAAGCGTCAATATGTTCTAACGCTGGATCTTTTGGCATTGGTTGAGGTGGTTTTTTTAAAATTAAATCTACATTTTTCACACCCAACGCCTCATACATACCTCTATATGCATTATACAAATTATGTATTTGAGGATTGGATTGCGCCAATTGCAGTTCCGTCTGAGCGAGGGAAATACGCTGTGTCTGTGAGAAAATATTTGGATCTGCAACTGGAACAATATCGATTTTATCATCAAAGTCAGATTGTTTAATCATTCTTTGACCACCCACAACATCGTATGGGTATTCTTGTGGCAAGTATAATTTAAATACTCTAGCCAATAATTTAAATTCATTTTTAAGAGAAGAGTAAAGTCTTTTGTGGATCGCTGACATTGTTCTCGATCCTCTTTCAAGAAGCGCAACCGTCGTACCCACTGCTGCTTGCTGATTACCCTCACCTACTTGCAAGTCTGCTATTGAAGCGAATCTTTGACCTGCTTGTACTACGACGCCCATAAGTTGTAATAAGGTTTGAGAAGGCTCTTTAAAAGGTAAAGTCATAAATGAATCTCTGATGTTTCCACCAGGTGCATCTACATCTCTAAACTCTCCAGGTTGAATGGATTGAGCATCATCTCTAATTCTAATTCCTCTTTGTTTAAATCCAGCGGGTAAGTTGGATAAAGTCCCTGCGTCAAGCAAGGATCTTAGGGCAGCAGTTGCTGTTCTAGACAGTCCACCGATCATATGTATTAAACCAAAACCATAAAAGCCTAAGCCTGGTAAAAATTTAAAATGTACGAAGTATGAGATCTTAGTTCTTTTTTCATCTCCGACTTCATAGTTTCTTCTTATTGATAATATCGAACGAGAGTTTTCTTCAACCGTTACAATATAAGGAAGTTTTATTCCAGTAGGTTCCCCATCGGGACTTCGGTCTTCAAAACCCTCAAGGTCAAGATTAACATGACATTCAAGTAATGAAAAGACATCTTCGTTTTTACTTTTTCTTATTCCTTCTAATTCATTTTCTTTTTTATCTAAATCAGATTCATTATCGTAACCGGGTGTTAATTCTATATCTCTATAAAAACCTGTTACTTGTTGTTTTCTTAATTCGTTTTCAGATATTTTAACTCTATGAATAATCGATTCCGCATCTTCTAATGAGGTAGCTGAGTACGGAACGATTAAATCATCTGCAGGCACGAACTTAGAAACAGCTCGTCCTAATAATTCATCATAGTAAACTTTTTTAAATGATGAACCTGCTAAAGGTAAATAAAATAACATTTGATCAAAGTCAGCTTCGTATTCTTTCATTTGATCCATGAGCTGATAGTTCATGAATTCTTTAACACGTTCCGACTGTTGTTCTTTTTGTGGTGTTGTTGCACCGATAATCTGAGTTCTTACAGGTCCTTGGGCCGGGAGCAATTCTTTATAAGCCAAGGCTTGGAATTGAGTGACCGCTTCTGCTAATACAGGGTGCGTGGCCCCCGAAGCTCCTTGAAAGGGTTCTGATTTTTGTTCGTATTTAAATCCTAATAAATCTAAACCTTGAGTGTAGGCTCTTTCCCAATCTCTTCTTGAAGATTTATAGTCTGTGTAGTTTGCAAAAAGTTCTGAACCAAGAGGCGATAAGATTTCCTCTGGTAGTAATTCAGCCAAGTTATCATAATGATTTTGACTTTGTGCTTGGTTAAAGGCTCCTGGCTCAAAATTAATTTCTACTCCACCATCTTCTGTAGGAGTAATTTCAGTATCACCTTGTTCAGGTAATGTTTCTTGTAATTCAATATTTTCTTCTTGAGCTTTTTCTTGCCCCTCTATCTCAATAGATTTTTTAACTTCGTTTGGAAGTGCTTTGTCGATGTCTGCCATTAATTTTCTCCAATTTTATAGTCTTAACAGTATTATACTCAACATTCAAGCCTTGAGGTTGAGGTCCTTTCTTTGGTGGTATCGTTTTAGTTAATTTTTTCATCACCAATAATAAGTTCTCTTTTTTCTAGGGGTTACTTCATCTATATAGTCTTCTGGGTGCTGAATCAAGCCTCCTTGTCTAAATCGAAGGACAGCTTGAGTCATTGAGTCTACTAAGTCATCATGGTCGCCATAAGGAAAAGCAGCACATTCTTCAATAACTTCTTGAGCAAAATTTTTATCTCTAGGTGCCCAAATGGATCCTGATTCAAATAAAGGAGCAACTGCATTCACACGGCTGTGTTTATCGTTTCCTTTTGATGGTGTGAAATTGACTACAGGTATTCCCATTTGTCTAAGTTCATAAGTCAATGGAAGTCCAGATGCTTTAGCTTCAACTAATACTGTTTCAGGCTGCCAATAGTCATATTGTTCTTTAGCCACTCTTCTAAGATCAGGAAATTCTAAACGATCTTTTATAGCATCTAATAAAATTAATTGTTCAGGTGAGTCTTCTGTTTCTCTAAAAACACCCCAAGTTGTAATAGCAGAATAGTCAGCCGTTTCTTTTTTCATAAACGCTGTATCATAAGATTGAATAACATGCTGCAATGATGGCATATAATCTTTGTCCCAATCTTTCCACCACTCACGTTTTATAATTGCACCTTCTTCTGAAGTTGGGTTCTGCATATATTGAGCAGACCATTTTGCAATACCTGCTGAAGCCTTAACAGCTTCTAAATCTTCNAANGACCAATACTCTGGCCAAACGGGTTTACCACTATTCATGATTGCTGGAAACTCAATCACTTCCCATTGATCCGCTTTAGCTTCTTTAGCTCCAGCGTTTACAAGTTGTGCTGTTAGATCTTTGGTTGACCATCTTGTCATAACCAAAACAATTCTTCCGCCTGGTTGTAAACGTTGTCGTGGTCCTGAAGTATACCACTCATATGCTTTTTCAAATGCAGTAGGTGAATAAACATCTTGCTCTGAATGTGGATCATCAATGATGAGTAGATCAGCACCTCTCCCGGTCACCGCACCTTGGACCCCGACAGCAAAGTATTCACCACCTTGGTCAGTCTCCCAACGTCCAGCTGCCTTGGAGTCTTCTCTTAATCTTGTTTTAAATAAATCTTGATACTCGGTTGAGTCAATTAATGTTTTAGCTTTTCTTCCAAACCTTACAGCTAATTCTGCTGTGTGGGTTGCTTGAATTATTTTTAATTTAGGATCATTACCAATCATCCAAGCTGGTAAAAAATAAGATGCAAATTCAGATTTCGTATGCCTTGGAGGCATATTAACAATAAGTCTTTTTAGTTTTCCTGTTCGTAATCTATTAAATGCATCAGCAATCTTCTTGTGATGGTAACCTTCAATAAAATCTGGCCAAATGTGTTTTACAAAAGGTAGAAATTCTGTTCGAAGCTTAGTATCTTTTTTTCTTTTGATACTGTCCAAAATATCTAGTTTAAGTTGCTTTCGTACTTTAGGGTCTGCAATTTTGTTTATCTTATTTATATCCAGCATAATATTAATTATGTAACTAAAAAGTATTTATCAGCAATCTATATCTATATCAAACAATATAGTACATATATTAGGTACCATATTTTTGGATTTACCCCCTCCCCCCTATTTAAAAAGTTCGACTTTTCAAATCCACTTGGTACCTCTATTAAGCGCGCGAAGCGCGCTAAGGGTGGGACCCGCCCACATGCTCTACTCTAGGTGCGACATAGTGTCGCACCTATCATTATTTAGTTGACTTACAATGTAGGAATTACACTGTACTTGGGATGTTCGGAATGATTTGTGTGAAGAGATCCTCCACCATTTCCTTCGTCATCTCCCATAGCAGTAAACCAATGTCCATCACTTGTTTTAAATTGAATTGGTTTATTATCAATTCCTAGTTCTTCCACTTCTTCATCTGACATATATCTAACTTCGGTTATTGTTTTATTTAATAACAAAGTCTTTGCGATTTGTGTCCAATGCTTTTCATACTTATCCATTTATTCCTCAATCGTTGTTAGTTTTTTAATTGCCGAGTTTAGATCTTTATCTAAACATTTTTCTTGTCCCTCGTAGTCCTTAAGTATTTGGCATAACTCAAATACTTCTTCTTTTTTAAACTCAACCAAATAAGTTTTAGGTGCTTTAATTTTAGAAATTAATTCTAAACCTTTCTTAAATGGTAAAGTCATTACTCCTTCTGATGACTGATGGAAAAACTCAAATCCGTGTTTCTTGAGTTCTTCTTCTGATAACTTGTCGCCATCTCCTTGAGTATCAATCGCAAACATACATTGACTGTCCTCGGTTCGTGGAACTTCGTAATCAATATCTTCATCATAAGGATTGATTAAAATAGTTCCAATCGCAGAAGGGTATTCAACGTGCCAACATCCTCCCCCACTGTGATAAATTCCAAGTTCATATTTATGGCAAAGAGTTGGAAAACTAAAATTTAACTCGGCAATTAGTTTAACATTTTCCCTTCCATAATAATCTATGCTTTTTTCTTGTTGTTTACTCATTTTTTCCTCCATTTGTTATTAATGACTCATCTTATTAAAATCACACAAAAATGGTATTGGACAGATTGTCGCAGTTTTATTTTTTTCTATGGGTGGGACCCG